GACGGCGATGAACAGGATGGTGGCCGCAATGCTACAGATCCCATAAACTAGATGTGTTCGAGTCATGATTCGTTCCTTGTTCTATCGGTGCGATGTTTAATTTTTTCATTGACCTGTGCGCGTTTTTCTGGGCATTCAATCCTGTCCATTTTTTTAAATCCATAATCAATCAATTTTGCCCCAAATTGCACAATTAAGGGAATCAACCAGATGGGAATCACGTTATGCCTCCTTATAGACCCACATCACCGGCATGGGTACATCCCAGGCCACATCAAGATGAAGAAAATTTGCGCCAATACCTAGTCGAGTAAACCCCACTGCCAGCGCCACCTGAATCAATTCCATGCGGTCACGACTGGCGCGAACGGCGATATCGGCGGCGCGACATTGCTTGGTCTCGGTATGTGGTAAATGAGCCGAGAAGGGTTTCCCGCCAATTGACGCATTATAGGCGGCGCATCGAGCGCCAGATGTGACAATCAACGGACGACCAATCAAGATTCTGATCAGATTGAGTTTATCAATTAACGTGCGATCAATATCCTCAGGTTTGGAACCAAATCCACATTGACAGGGGCAGGTAAATTCCTCAGTCGTAAACTTGGACTCAAGATCATACAATCTCATTTATTTCCCCAAGTGTAAACGAATGACCGGAACGCTAGGTGTTGCATTAAATAGACATCCCACTTCATTGCTGAATAGACTTTCATTTCCAGATTGATCAACCGCGGTCACGCGCATATAGATCGGGCCTTCAGGGGGAATTGAGGCCATCGTATCCGTAATGGATTGTTGGCCGCTGGCCTCTGTCACAATCTGAAAATCGGCTTTCGCTAACTCATGAAACACCAACTCTGGTAACCGGTCCGTGAGGGGAGAAGGTGAGAGATAGACGCGATAGCTAGCCAGATCTGACTCGGATCCCATATCCCACATCAAGATTGACCGTTCATTACAGAGCGGAAGTTCTTGCGCAGTGACGGTTAATGGAAGGAAGAAGAACACACAGGTGACGAGAGTAAGGACGTAGCGCATAAGTGCCTTTCTTTTATTGATTTCTCAACCAACCATCTAATAGAGTATTATGTCGACGAGATCCGCCAGAAGACTCAGAAGATTGTCCTGCAATAAAAATATTGCCCCCTCCAGAAATCGTGACAGTTGTGTCATAGGAGATAGAATATTTTTATGAACTTATACCCTCACTGCTGCATGTGCTAAGACATTGATATGGATCTGTGGGTTGGGTGTCGGAGTGTGTATAATGAGTGGTTCACCATGTAAATCCCATGACAACGGCCTAAAATCAATACTGACCACACTATTTTTCGGAATATCTCCAGACCAACGAATAATTGCGCCTTCAAGTAAATTTATGGTACTCGCTTTTTTCGTTGTGATCTGCATGATCAGACAATGACGTGAGGTATGTTCTATTGTACTTGCTGGAAGTACTTCATGAAAACCTGCTTCTGTAATCAACATGGAAATTGGCGATGCTGGTAACATATGATATCTGCCTTATTCCGTACCATGGTTGAATCACTTCTGATTTAATGACATCTGATGATGTGCCGGAAGAATCTCTTGTCCGCTCACGGTGACCGCGACATGTTTGGGTGGTTGTTTGAGAGCTGCCATTGTCTCCCTATAGTGTACAGGATCTCTCATGATTGAGAGACCCTGTTCTGAATGGTTATTAGGTGACGTTCAGCACGTCAAATGTCAAGGTCTTTACGTCAACCGGATGTTCACCGGATTTGTTCCCAACTTGCAGGACCGCGCCATATTCTCCCGCAGCGGTCGCAGTCACGACACTAATTCGTATCCAGCGCTTGATGGTGGCTTTGTTCGTGCGTAGTTTCCCGTAGAATATTGCATCATCATCAGTGTCGGCCAAGACGATCGAGGCTCCGGGGATATTTGTATAGGCATCACCCACGCCATTATCATCAGAATGCTGGAGAGTCACTGTGGTCACATTCGTCAAGGCCAGTATTCCGGTCTTGAGAATCAACATCGCTTGCTCATAACCTTTGCAATCCACACCAGGGCTGAATTTCCCAGCGCTAATGGCATCGCCAGCCACCGCGGTCACTAGATACAAATTTTGTATATCATCATATTTCGCCATGAATCATGCTCCTTTTGAATTCTCAATATTCTGCATCGAGGACCAGAGGATTCCAACCCTCGATGCGAGAATGATGATCGTGTTAGGCCGCCGGATTGGCAGTTGGTGTCGTGCTGACATTCAACCCCAGGACAAAACTTTCAGGATGCCGGACAGCGACATCCACATCCGTAATCATTCGGACCCACGTTTGATTGGTCGCGAAGGCGGTCCCAGCTTCCTGCGAGGCCAGGAGCGTCATGCCAGCCCATTGGGCAATGATCAGATCTGCCCAGTTGCCAAAATATACTTCTGTTTGATTGCTGCTAGCGCCGAGTGTGACCGGTATCTGGGTCGTGGTCGCGAATGGCCAGCCCAACAGTGCGGTCAATTGCGCATCGGTCACCGGATTCAAGACGAAGTTTCCATCATTGACATCGGCCGTATGCGCCGAAGCCCGGACTTTCGACAGATTCCGTTTGACATTCGGGTGGAACGCAAATCCCACACGCCCCCGGAGCGTATTGTTATCGGCCAAGGCCCCTTCCATATCGTAGAGCTGTTCCCATCCAGGATTGGTCAAGTATCCTGATAGGGCGGTCGTGGCATTAAAGTCCACCGTGGAGATCCCCGGTTGATTGCTAATCCCCAACGGCTGACCACCGACACCTGCGCCACGGAAACCCGCCAAGTCCAGAGCTTCCGCCAGTGACTGCGCCATATCCTGACGAATCAAGGTTTCAGCGGAGGGGACCGAGAGTTTCAGGAGGCGATTGCTTAATTTCACAATCGACCCCAGACCCTTCGGATTTAGGGCCACCTGACCCAGTGATAAGTCGCTTGAGTCAATCGTGGCATTTTCATCAACCCAGAACGTGCTGGACGCGCCAGTATGTTTGGGGATTTCAACCGGGATCCCTCGAAGATCCATGAGCATGGTGGCACCGAGAGATTCCAACACCAGGTCAGCTCGGATCAATTCAATCACAGACTGAATCGCTTGAGCCGGAATCAAAAATCCGCCAGCCGTATCGACACCAGCCGACATATCTTTCTGGCTCATCGCGGCATCAATGACTTCTTTCTCATAGCTGGCTTCTTTCCAGGATTTGGTCGCAATGGCATTGATCGTTTTACACAGGCTAAATCGATCTTTATCTTTTCCCTCATTGACCCCCGGCACACTCCGCCATTTATTTGCGGTGATGGACTCTTCCAATTCTTTATATTTAGCCTGCACGTCTTTCAACTGATCTTCCAGCGTTTTGACCCGGCCATCCGCATCGCTGAACACCTTCTCGCCATGCGCCAATCTCTGTTCAATGGCGTCAGACATTTCAGCTAATTTTGCGAGTATTTTCTCATCCATCTTACGTATCTCCTTTAGGAATAAAAACTGATTTGGCTTGAAGTTTCTGCATCAGAGCTTCAATCGCCTTGTTCACAGGAGCCAGATCAGGTGAGTCTTTCGGCTGTTCGCCAAGACCCGCAACGATTGACTTGAGATCAAGGGACGACCCTGTTTTACTCAATAACGCCACAATGGAGGTATTGAGCGTATCCACGACCCCCTTCGAGAGTTCCACAGTCTCACGGAGGGAGATGAGTGTTTTCACATCTTCGGTCAAGGTATCGACCTGTTGTTGTAAGGCAGCGAGTTGATCTTTCATGTGTTGGTCCTCTTGTATGTCTGGAAGATGTTTCTCCAGCGTGGTGAAATATTGATCGAGCCCGATCATGTCTGATTTCTTTCTGTCCTGTAGTCGTTGACCCGCGATATTCTTGATGGCGTCTTCCAATGATTGTTTGAATAAACTCGCAGCCAGCGCATCCTGATGAGCCGGAATGGAGACGGCGCTTAACTCCAACAGTTCCTGTTCTGAAATTCGAAACCCCGTCACAGCGCCTTCAGGGGTTCGTATGGCATCGACTTTCTTAGGGATAAATCCCACAGAAACCGCAGAGAGAAACCCTTGCTGAAAGGATTGAAAAATCGTATCCGCGAACGGATTGACATCGCCTCTGGCAAATTCCACATCAAAAATGAGCGCAGTATCTGTATGCTCCACCTGGAGCACTTTCCCAATCGGTGGGAGACTTGGATCGTGGTTCCAGAGAAACACGGGGTTTTTAATAAAATTCCTGAGATCCCATCCCGCTGTTTCAATAATGTCCCCCATGCGATCTGCGGTTGACAGGGTGCCGGTGAATCGGAGGACTCGTGATTCGTCGCCGACACGTTTCATCGTCACGGTGAAGACTGATTGCACTGGTTGATTGAAGAGATTCACGAGTTCGTTCCTTCCGTTCGAGTCTGTAGAGCTTTGGCCAATTCTGGGAGCGCCTTGCCAATTTTGTTATAGAACTGTTTCGTCTCTTGTATAATGAGTTCTTTTTGTCCTTGATGCGTCACAAGAATTTTCGCGATTTCTGTTGAAATCAATTGCTGAAGATCAAAGACATCATATTCCATTCCTCGATCCGTCAAATAGGTGTGGAACTTCTGTTGTTCTGTTCGACAATCCAAGAGATGCGCAGAATCTTGTTCCAGCGCTTTCAATTGTCTGACTCGTTGTCGAAACAAAAACGCGCTGAGTTTGTGCTCCAGTTGTTTAACCTGCTGTGGTTCAGAAGCGGTCTCTGCCGCTGGTGATGCTTCCCGTACTGCTCCGACTGGTGACAGTTCCAGGGGATCTTTTGAGGGGGGCAGTTGATTACTGGGAATCACCGTACCGTTGGCGTCAAGACTCAGACTCGTCATATTGACTTGAATGAATGCGGTATCCTGCCAGGGATTGAGCGGCATGCCCAGGTTCAATCGCTTATTGATTTGATTGGCTGGATACCCCAGTTCGAACAGACTGCGGGCAGTCTTGACCGTTTCATGAAACTCATCGTGCAGAGCATCAATGGCGGAAATATCAAATTCAGCCCAGACCCGGCCCCCATTGATCTGCGAGAACAACTGCGACCACAGCGCCCATTCCACCATTTTCATTTTGGGAATCAGATTTTTAATCCAAAATTCCCGAGATTGCACTTTAATGACCGCCAGATTCGCGCCTTCTTCAATAATCCCAATTTCAAGTTTGGGAATGCCATAGGCCGCGAGTGTCTGATCCCGATTCCATTTCTGCTGTTGCAGAAACTCCATATCTTTCTGACTGAAGACCGTGGGTTTAAATTTGGCCCCGCCTTCGAGAATCAACATCTTATGTCGTTTGGATTCTCCGGCATGCCGATCATCATACTGTCGGACGAGCCGTTCAAATTCTGCGTCCGTCATGTTTTGGTCAATTTCAATGACCCCGCTTGGCGCTCCTGAATTTTTGAAAAACTCCGTATTGTAGGCGTTCGCGACGAAATCTTGTTGAATGGCTTGCGCTGCGGCTGCGATGGGGCTTAAGCCCGTCCAAGGATCGTCCGGGTTCCAGAATTTAATCTTAATCACTTCATGCAGTTGAAAGATGGTATCTCCGCCCTGGGGGTTCTCCACTTTCCATCCCAACAGTCGCCCGGTGTCTTCTGACAGGATGGGGAGGAATGGCGTGCTGTCAACGGCGGCCATCTCTTTCGGCACTTCTTGGAAGCTGTCCCGGCGCATCACAATCATGACTTCACCATTGACATGCCACCAGGAAATCAGGGTTTCTATGAATTGTCCGAAACCCTGCCATCGATTAGGCCGCTCGAACAATTCGGTGAACGCATGACTGTCTTTGGCCACACCCTTCGCCGTTTGAAAGACGAACGGCACACCAGAAATATTTCGGGCAATGGCATTGACCGCCGCGAACACCCACACATTGGCCTTATAGACTTCTGTCTGGCTTTCGACCGCCCCCGACTGCCCTCCAAAAATTCGCGCAATCCGCCCACCGCCTGATGCGAACTCCTTATCTGGCACACGGAAGACTGTGGGAATGTTTTTGAGTAGGGTGAGGGCCTGATGGAAACTCGTCGTCAGCATATTCATAGTGAACGAATCCTGATTTCTGACGCATGGATAATCAATTCCGTCAATCCCCACACCACGGCATCGACACGATCCATCAGCATGTTCGGGTTTTCTGGATTAAAGTCAATTTGTTGCGCTTCCAATTTACTCAAATTTCCGACATGTGTCACGCGGCCTTGTTCATACAACATGCTGATCGGTTCTGCTCGAATCCGTTTGCCGCGAGTCGCGACGACTTTTTTACAGGCAATGCCTGGATCCATATTGCGGATGGTATTGAGGACCATATCGCCGCCATTATTGACTTCTGCCACAATCATATTGGCGCGATAGGCTTTATAGAGATCAATCGCCTTCTCTGCCCAGCCGTTGGGGGAGTAATGGCCACTGTGATCAGCGAGGACGTAGGCATGCATCTGCTCATCACGCCCCACCACCATGATTCCGGTCTCTGCGCCTTCTGCGCTCGTCGTAATACTTGGGTCAATGGCCACGACCACTCTGGCCATGGTCTCCATGTCCAGGTCTTTGGTCTCCATCCGAATAAAACCTTCATCAGACCACAGAACACCGGTGCCTTCTTCCAGGTATTCACCTTCCAGCTCCTGTTTGCCCAGCCGAGTGCCTTCATATTTTTTCCGAATGTGTTCAATAAATTGTGAGGAGAGATTCGCGATGTTGTCGAACGTATGGCCCTTCGTCTTCACAGTCCAGGGGTCATTGAGAATATTCTTGAGTAACCGATGACCAATTTTAGATGTGGTCGTCACCATGGCTTGTGGAGTTTTCCCAAGCCTCAATCCCAGGAGTAACATGTCCCAGACACTATCATCACCCCAGGATGTCAACTCATCGCACCAGGCTTTTTCAGGTTGGGCTCCACGCAGCCGATCTCCATCCTCGGCTGAATACATGAGGGCCACGGCCCCATTGGGCCATTCTACCTTGCG